TATAACCAAAACTTTACATTGAACGTGCCAATCAGTTTTCCGTATTCAATTTGGTATTAATGGATAACAACATTAATCTCATCGTCATTGAATGCCGTCTGAAACCATTGGACAGCTGAAGTTTAAAATTTTAATTTTAAGTAATCATTATTTTATTCATCATCTCACATTCTTAATTTAATTACTACCCGTATTTATATAGGCTCTGTTACATTAAGTTTATCACCACCAATATTATGATAATCCGACACACTTGTTCGCTCAAGTGCTGGCTTCCCGCATATCACTTTGATATGTATGTATTATACACAGGACATAATATTAAATTCATTTAGCTCTCAAGTGCTACAATCACCAAAACTTGATCTACGTTAATAGAAAATTAACACCCTACGACAATCCCCCCCGCTCACTCACATGAACAATCCTACGTCACATTATCCGTTTAGGTTATTAAACTACCCTATATAATGCTGACTCTAATTTAAATAGAACGACAATAGTACGAAATTTTAACGACAAATTTTCACGCTTTTGGAAGGAAACAACCTTAATCCATAGTCTTCGCTTTACTCTGCACGGTAAAGATTTCAATTTAATTAGGAATATTTATAGACAAAATTAGTATTACATCTTGTATGATCAGGTCTCAGTTCAACCCTCAGATTCCCTCTGAATACCCCGTTGCTGTACAGATTTAAAGGCTTATGCCCTATGCTCATACCCGCGTAAGATCAAATACAAACTTTTGAAAATTTATTATCCCTTCCTAAATTGATTAGAGGTCAAGATCATCTCTTAGCCTTGAATTTTTCTCCACAAAACTTCATTCACTACTATTCGTTTATTATATTAAAATTAGCTTAAATTACGTTTTGACAATATGAAAGAATATTGACCGCACCAAAAGGTGTTGACATCTGGAAAGACAGAATTAATGCTTTATAATGTCACAAAATAGTACAACTTTAAAGCGCAGTGCAATCAACACCCCACTCTCCCTCACTCAACTATGTCTCAATGCCATGGATTTCTCCGACGCAATGCGAGTTTTCGAAAAATACTCCATGCCACCTGCAATTGGCCCATCACCATTTACATTTAAGGCCCTACCATCTTCCGAAGTGAACACTCCCATTACGATACACCGCAAAATTGCAAAGAATCTTTTTACAGGTATCACCATAGATCCCTTCACCAGCTTTTCTGTTGAAGTGCTTGAACATCGCTTACATCGCTGTGTTCGTTGTTCTACCCTTCTGGTAGAAACCTATCTCGTCAATATTACTCAAGGTAATTTTGGCTATCTTTACTTGTATCAACGAATTGATGGTATTTCTTTCACACGTACCATTCTTTCAGAGTATTGGAGTGGACATCAAGGTTATACAGAAAATGATTTATTTTCTGTATCACCTTGCTGCCTACTCAAATATACTCTTCACACAGTTTACACCTATGAAGATTTTTCCAACAATACCCATTACTTTAATGGGTATACTTTCATCGTCTCCGATCTTAATCAGTCCTTCAGACCAAGAGAAAAGAGCATTGTTAACTGCAATGCTCTTGATCTTTTCCATCAATCAAAATCGGATGACTCTCATTACTTCTACACATGGGAAACCTGCCTCACACTTTGCAAATTTCGTTATCTCACCTACTACCGCGAAGGTGGTTGGCCAGGTCTTGGAGAGTTTCTTTTACGATTTGACATTGAGTCAAACCCCGGTCCCACAACGTGGCAACCGGAGTTTGATGAATATGTCAAAGTACAAAAGAAACCCTCAAAGACCCTACGCAACTACCCTCAAGGTTATTGGCGCATGAAAAGCGTCAAGAAAATGTCCAAGAAATATCCCAATGACATCAACAAGGCTCAGCGTGCAGCCAACAAAGACATCTCACAACACGCACGCCAACAACACGACACCACAACTCTCTCGAATCTCATGAAGAAATTGGACGTCCAACCTCAATTTTTAGTTGATGCGCTTATCGCAGCTTCTAAACCTGAAGACGGCGAAGAATTCGCCGCCAATCTCAAAGACCTCCAAGATCTTCTTACTGAAATCATCTCATTTGTTCCTTCTGAACATATGTACAAAATTCGACTCATCTCCAAAATTCTTTTATTATCACTAGCTTCCTCATCTACGCAAATGACATTATTGGTCGCTGATACTCTTATCAGCGCTCAAGATGGCATTAAACTAATGATAGATTCTACTTTGATATATGCTTTGGGATGCGGTTTAGTCCGTATCTTAAGTTATATCAAATCAAAAATTTATCATCTAGATGAAGAACAAGTGGTAATCGTCACTCCACAATCACAATTTTCACCCTTCACCTCATTGTTTGAAGACAACTGCAGTATTGCAGCAATGATAGCAGCCATCTCTGCTAGCTTTGCTGGAATATTGTGTGTTGGTAAAATTCCTGATAAGAGAACCATAGACACATTTTTGATTAGATGCCATACACTTCCACGTGCCTTTAAAAGCATTAATGAAGTGTTTGGTTATTTTCGAACATCTTTCTATGAATTCTTATCAATGAATTTTCCCTCTTTACACAATGACATCAATCTCAAATCCGACTCCGTTAAATTTGCTGAACATTCAGCAAAGAATCTCAAACTCACCAAGGAAATCCAAGAAGATGCGGCCGTTTTCGACCACTCTCTTATGACTTCCATGCGTGATTACTTTCTCGAACATCTCACACTCTGTGATTATGCCGTCCGCACAAAGAATCAACCCCTCCTCAACTCACTCAAAACTCTTGACGCCGCTATCTACCGCAACCACGCCAAAATGCAAAGCTCTCCAGCTTCAGGCATGATTTATCGACAAGAACCATGCGCTGTGCTCATCACCGGACCTCCCGGTGTAGGCAAAAGCGTCATGTCCCGCGTTTTGGCCGCTCACAATCTCAAAGCAACAGGCGTTACTTCCGAACAATTGAAAAAGGCTTCACCTAATTCTTTTATCTACAACCGAACACCTGGACAACCATTTTGGACAAACTATGATGCAACCCGCCACCATGTATGCATTGTAGACGACGCAAATCAAGTACAACTAGCTTTTACTGATGGACTTCCCTTTGTCGGTGAATTCATTGGTCTTAAGAATTCTGCACCTAACTCTCTTAATGTCGCTGAATGCGATCTTAAGAAGTATGCGTACTTTAATTCTAGACTAATGATTTTAACCGACAATGCCGAAACTCCAGAAGTAGAACGTGTTATACGATCTACCGAAGCTTATGAACGGCGAATTGATTTTCATATTGTGTGTTCTCTTATTAAGGATGCTCCATTGGATTACATAAATTTTACTCACATTAAAGTTTTAGTTACCCAATTGAACCTTCAAAATAAGAAGAAAGACACATATGAAATGACATTCGCTGAATTCATACCGCTTGTCCAAAATCGAATTCATGAATATGGCGACATATTCAGAACGTCCGGTGATTCCTTGACTACAATAGTCAATCAGTATTACCAACCCGCCCAACAAGTTGCTCCACAAATTTCTGACGAAGACCTTCAGTCTCGTCAGGATCGTCAAGAACTCCTTTTCCACTCCCGTCAAACCCAACCTAGGGTAGTTTGTTGTGATAACCAAGATGTTTTTGAAGCATCTCGACAGCAATTTGCACATACACAAAATTATGCAAATGATCACGCAAACTTCCTTATCTCCTCCCGTACCGCAAACGGACCACCTCTTACCAGGTGGGAAAAGTTTTATGAATGGGTAATGCTGGAGATAATTGTTTTCCGACAATTATTTTCAGGATCCCATTTTTCATTCGTTTCCTATCTTACAAGAATGCGTATCGTTCTCTTTATGTTTTACTATCGTTTAATAAAAAGAGAATGCTATGCTATGGTTCTTATGCGGTGCGTTACTCAAGTCAATTTGATGCCCAAATTGACTCAACGCTCCAAACGGCTTTCAATGTTTGCCCTATTAGCTGCCGCTCCCATGGTACTTATAGGAATAACATTACATCACTATTTCAAACGACGCAAAGCCGAACTCATCAATCCCCAATCCTACTCCAATCAACCCAAACAGTCCCGACGTCCTCCACCTCGGAATCGTGTGGTTGTGTCAAAATCATTAGCAACCAAAGTTGCTCCTCAGATATTGACACAAACAGACAGAATTCCGATTACGTTTGGGACAAACATTTCACCCGTCATTCAACTAGACAGTCTCACTAAACCAGTGCGTTCGTTAGATTCTAATTCAGACGAGATTGCAGAAAAAGTAAAGAATAATGTTTACATTATTAGTTATGAATATATCTGCCCTCATGAAGAAGAAAAAATACGAAAACGCGCTTCCGTGCATTGTACAGTTCTTAAAGGTCAAATAGCTTTTGTTGTTTGGCATTTTATTGAATTTGTACGTTATACGCACGGAGAACAGTCTGCGAGACTCGACAGTATTGACGGTTATCCTGATTGCCTCACAATCACCCGCCCCTCCTACTTACAAAATACTAAACCAATTACGCTTAGGATTGATATAGACGTCTTCTTAATGTATGCCCGTACCTTTGAAAACGAACAACACTGCTCATTTGCAGATGGTGCTCTAGTTTTCTTAGGAGTTTCAGTTCCACTTCACAGAGATATTGCTCAATATCTCCTGAATGAAAAACAATTAGAAACTTTAAAAGCTATTTACGTTAGAAGAATCTCTATCAATCTTAAAAGTAATTGCGTTGAACATTTTGTAGGTCCCACCGTTTACAGGTATTTGTCCACAAATACCTATCCTCTTAGTATTAACGATGGAGCCCACTGTATGATCTCAGATTGGTTTCTTTATCGAGCTGCCAATGCTCAAGGTTTGTGCTCCGCACCAATCTTGGCCATTGATCCAACTTTGACAAAGAAACTTATCGGGTTTCATTCTGGTGATTTTGGCGACAACGGTTCTTCCGTTGCAAGCCATCTCACTAGAGAAACCTTTGATTTATACATTGACTTCATCAACAATGCTCTCCCCTCTCCTCACAATGTCAGAGCTCAGATGTCTCTTCTAGACTCTGAGTTATTATCTCCACCCCGTTTCAATCACTGTTTTACTGACGAAATGGTGATCCCGGTGGCTACTTATCCCCATAAGGCAGTCATCGCTAAATCCTCCCGAATCCAACCCTCTCTTATCCACTCAAAATTAACTCAGCCTATCGCTTTCCCAGCAAAATTGCAAAATTTTGTTAATGAAAATGGTACATATGTTAATGTATTGAAGAATTCCGTTTCGAAACAATTCAATACATCTTGTCATATTCTTGCTGAAGATCTAGAATTTGCTGAAAATGAATGCGAATTCATTTTTGGCGAAATATTCGAAGATCAACAACCACGATTATTGACACATGCTGAGACTATTATGGGTGGCTTAGAAGGCCTCAACCCAATCCCCCGCTCCACCTCCCCCGGCTATCCTTACCTCGCTCAATCCCGAACATCCTCTGGTAAGCATCCTTGGTTAGGTACAGGTGATGAATACACTTTAGATAATAAATTTTTATTATCGGAAGTAGAAAAATACGTTGCAAATGCAAAACAAATGCGACGTACCATTCAACCCTATACCGTACAACTTAAAGATGAAACCAGAGACCCTGAACGCGTTAAACTAGGTAAAACACGAACATTTACAGCTTCTAATCTTACGCTTACTTATCTCCTACGTAAATATTTTGGAACTATTAGTGCACGATCGATTACACATGGCAAACACATTGGAATGCTCCCTGGTATGAACTACCATGGAACAGATTCCACTGTTGTTGTCAATTATTGTCAAACGATCTCACCACTACATTTACAAAACTTTTGCGCTGGAGATTTCTCGAATTTCGATGGAACTCTCAATGAACGTGTTTTAGCTATCATCATGGATACATGGATCAAGCATTTGAATCTCAACCCTGACGATCAAAAAGTTGCCGCAATGTTGTCCCTCGACATATTCAATGCAATGCTTTTGATCGATGATCAAATCGTTATGAACACCCATTCCCTACCCAGTGGCTGCCCAATGACTACAATTCTCAACACTTGGTATAATAAAATAATCGCTTCAATGGTTATGCGCCGTATAATTTTGAAAAATTGCAGGTATCTTTTACCGCGTTTACATCAATTATATGGTTTAATAGCCTATGGAGACGATAATGTTTTTATTATATCGCCAGAATTGCGTCAATTCGTTGACCCGGATGAAATTACAAAAGAAATGACGTTTTATGGAATGACATACACTTCTGGAGATAAGCATAACCTCATTAGTTATGACTATTTCAAGAATATATCAATCCTTAAACGTTCTTTCGTTTATAATGACATCTTAGGTCGATGGACAATGCCTCTTGATCTCAAGGTAATACTTGAAATCATGAACTGGGACAGGAAAACAAACGAACACGACAAGAAAGATCAACTCAAAATGAATCTCGATTTTCTCTCGCTTGAACTCATGTACCACGGCAAATCCGTATGGACTGAATGGATGAACAAAGCTCTTGCTTTGGTCCGCCCTTTAGTTCCAAATTTGCCATACTACTCCTACGAAACAACTATAGAGTCAACTATGGATGTTTCCCTCACGAATCTCAAATCCAGTACCATTCCTGACGAATGGGCGCAGATGTATTTACATCGAACCGGCGCGCAGGTTTTTCCTCAAATAGGGTTCACCCTAGTGCACAAGCCGACCACTGTGTGCACTCCACAATTATTGGTCACCAACCCCCAAGAATCATCTCCTTCAAATCAAACTTCGAACGACGACTCTGCTACCCCCTCCCAAATGGATGTTACAAGCAATCAAACATCAGAAAGCCTACAATTAGTCACATTCGATGATGCTGCACCCGCAGTATCTCAACTATTTCCCGGCGCTTCTGATTTTTCTTCTACTGAACTTCAACCTGGTACCGAACATCGCGACCATTCTGTTATGCAGGTCTTACAACGACCCACTCAAATTATCGAAATTGAAGTACCACCCGGCGGCGATCCAGACACAGCTGTTACAATTCTGTATCAAGCTAAATTCCCTGAACTGCTGTTTGAGGCTGAACAAAATCTTGCCGATAAGGTTTCATTTTTCACGTTTATTCGTGGAACAGGAAAACTTAAAGGTATTATGTCAACCAACCCCAACACGCAAGGACTACTTATTGCTGCGTTTATACCAGATTTGGCAGATGAGCAGATTGCAAAACGAATTCTAACTATTGGACAATTAACTCAATATTCACATGTTGTTATTAACTTAAATAGTGGAATTGGTTTTGAAATCCCTCTACCCTTCCTATCTACGTACACACACAAGCCATTATATGCTTTGCCTGATGGAGTCCAAGCTCCAAACAACGGTACAATCATCATCGCCAAACTTACTCCAGTTTCAGGACTTTGCAGTATCAAGCTTTACGCTTACTACGACACTGACCTGCATCTTGAACATCCAACCTCTCTCCCTCTTGACCCCTCACTTTCCCTCACCTCCCGAAAACTTCATTGGTTATCAAAGCACATAGGATCTATTTTGAACAAATTCCCTATCATGCGTGACACATACCCTGGTAATGTTACACCACAGATGGAGCAACAGGTACAACAAAAGAAAGGAATCCTTTCCGGCGTTTTATCTACTGCTTCAGCTATTTCATCATCAGCTTCCAATTTACCGTTTGTGGGGAGTGCTGCATCCGCTGTCACACCATTGCTGACAATTGGTTCAAATCTTCTTGGCGCCTTAGGTTTTTGCAAACCTATTAATCAGCAGCCAACCAATCCCCTGAGACAAAACCCGTTCTCAGATCATTTAGTTGCTGAAGGCCAAGACGTTGCTGCCGGTACCACATACCATCTCAACAATACTGTCAAAGCTAGCCCCGGCGACTTTGGCACTGATATTGATGAGATGTGTATTGAGACCGTTGCGCGACGCGAACAAATCATTCCGATGCAAAGCTCCGCTAAAACTGTAGAATCTGGAAAATTCGTACGTAGTGTCACCAACACTCTTCCTCCAAGATCCTTAGTTGCTCTCATTCCAATCTCTCCTGCTTTTTGGCTCACTCCAGTCGATGTTGAATCCGACAATTATGTTAGTGCTTATCCCACTCATTTTAGTTGGCTTTATTCATTTTTCTCCTATTGGTCGGCAACAGTGAAACTTCGTTTCATTTTTGCCATGACTGGATTCCACAAAGTACAACTCCGCTTCGTTTTCATTCCTGGTGCAACTCCTCCAACCGACTTCTCTACGCTTTCGTTTAATAATTCCAATTCAACGGTTAAAGCTTTGAGTGCCGAAGAAAGTGAGCATTGTATGGAAATCCCTGCACTTAGACCTGTTAATATGTTTAGGTGCGGAACATATGCGAAGGATGTCATTGACAACACTAACTGTGCTGGTTATGTTGCTATACTGACAGAAACTAAGTTATCATACTCTGATACCGTAGCTCCGTATATTAATTTCGTTACATACGCCCATCTTACTGATGTACAACTTGCGATACCCTCTACAATTGGAACTGTTTTACCAGTTTCACCAGAAGAACTCATCCGAACACAAGTCAAGAGGATGGAAGTTAATAGAACTAATGTATCACCACAAATGGATGCTGAACTCAACATGCGTACTAGCCCACCAAGTTACACGCAAACACAAATTACAGAACAGAATCCTACATTAGCTACTTCCTCTACTGCTAAAGTTATCACACCAATACCTGCCGCTGGCTCTATTGGCGAAATAACTACAAGTTTAACACAAATTACTCGGTGCTTTACAAGAACGGGATCAATTGAAACCAACATTTCTCATTTTGATTACCGCGCACCGTATATCTACACTCCATCTTTCTACACTGAAGAAACCTTTGATGACGTGCCATTTGGTAATATAGACCTTCTGGACTCCATTGGTGCTGCTTATGCTTTTCAAAAGGGTGGTTATGTGGTTCGTGTTGTACCCGAAGGCCATCAAAATGGCCGAGACGGTATTACCAATCAGAACCCTAACCACACTTGGAAAATGTTTATTACAGAAACCATTAGAAGTCCAGTGGAATATTTTATCAATTCAAAGATTGCCAGACTCTCCACAGATGCTTTACCGCTCCCAAATTTAAACTCGCGTTATATTTTAATGCGCCCAGATTTGGAAGGCGGTCTGACAGTCCACATGCCATTCAATCAACCAACAGGTAGAATTTTGAACTCACCACCAACTGCTTCACAGTTTATGACTCCAATTCGTTACACTTTAGTTATTCCATCTGAAAACTTTTTCCCAAAACAAACCGTTTCAACTCTTGAAGGTTTGTCAGAGGAACCCGCTACTATCACCACAAAATCAGGTGATACATTAAATTTCTTTCGGCGAGGCGCTGACGATTTTAGATTCGGTGTTCTTATAGCATTGCCACAAATGGCTTTCGTTAAGAATGCAGTTTCCTAATATCGACATCGCATCGCATCGCTGCGTTGCGAGTATAAGTTATTGCGACTTATGCTTTCAAGCAATTCCATATGTCAAGCATTACAGTGTTATGGCGTATGTCGCGAACAAAAACCGTCCACACAGATATTTGCTGTGTGCCAGATTGTTTTACAAAGCCGAACTTCCGCCGTAGGGAGACGTAGGTACAATTTGGTTAGTTTTTGTTCAAAAGAATTGTTAGAGCGAATGATTGAAATTTCTCAAATATTGTGCTATAGAGACTAGAAAGGCGC